ATCTAGCACATTCATCGACGCCTGCCGATCTTAGCAAGACGAAACGTCCCGCCAGACTCGCGATCGACTGCGCGAACTAGCATTCGGCGCTCTTCCATTAGCGCAGGTAAATCGATCTTTGTTACGGATCGACTTCCAATTGAATACGCAGAAGCGCCTCCAGTTAGGAGTGCTTCGATCGCTGCGTCAATTAATGCCAGAAGGCTTGCGTATGTTGCCATGCATTAATCTTGGCAACTTGAAACGGTAGTAGTAGTCTCTCAATACTACCACCGTAGCAACTATCTACTAATATGCTTGAAAGTGTTACCACAAAACCCGCATTTACAATGCCGAACTGTGTAGCCGTCATCGTACCTCGTTCGATAGACTTCGGTATAATCCGTTCCCGATGGACGCAACGCAGTGCACATCGAGCACTTTGGAGGAACATACCGCCTTGGCTTTGGCTCAGGCATTGTATTGATTACGACTTCCGTAATTGGTGTCTCGGCAATCGTTTCCACTAACTCGATAGGTTCGACTTCGCTTGTGATAATTCTATCATCGACGCTTGCCGACTCTATTTCTTGCAAACGCAAATCTACTCGCCGTTTTTTATTCATGGTTGTCCCTGCAATCATTGCTTACCTCTACGATTTAGACTCTGCATCCAACCGCCTGGGCGCGTCTTGAATCGCTGCTGCCCGTGCTGCTTCTGCTGAGTCACCTTTGGTTTTGCCGCTTGCCGTTGCTTCGCCTCGATTGTGATCTCAGAAGCTGAGAATAACTTAATGCCCATTGACTCCGAAGCCGCAGCCGCCATATACGTTGCATCCAGCCAGTGGTTATCTTCATGAACTTTATCCCAGTGAGTTTTAATACCCTTGCCTTGAATAAATTCCGTCAGCAATTGTTCCGCTACAACGTGTCTTGAGTAAAGACGATGACCGCTTTTCTCGCTGTGGTACAAACTTAGCGAACCACGACGCAGCATATTGTTTTCATCGAACGTCGCCGTCAAGAATCTTTCATGAATAAACTGCTTCCAGTAGTCGGTATCAAGATGATATAGCCAAACATCTTCGGCACTCTGCTTGCTTGCGTAGATATTGCTTCCGGCTCGAATGGTAGCTGTATCGGTTATCTTTTGGTGGAACGGACTCATTCCTTTTGTTGGATAGAATACGCCGCGCGACTGACGGCAGAACTCATAGGCTGCGTTAGTGAATGTGCCTGAGTCAACGAATACCTTGTCTATCTTTCGATTCACACCAGTTGCATCGGTGTAAAGCGTACCATTGATCTTGTCCCGCCAATTCAACAGCGTTTGATAAATCAACGGCTCCGATGCAAGATTGTCCATTACCTTGTCGGTGCCCATTACTGACTCGAAACCATAATCGACTACAACGCCACCAGCTCCATTCCACCATGCCAGAACAACCCAATGGCAAAAGTACTTACCCAAGTCGATAGCCGCAGTTAGCGCCATGGTGTTGGCAGGCAACTGGCGGCGTGACAAACCGCTGTCTCTACTTGCAACAATTTCCGATGTTAGCCCTTGGCTCTGTGGTCCAACCGTTTCCGGTGGATCATTATCGATTTCTGTTGATACTGCATCCTGGCCCCAGTCTGCGACTCGATTGTAGTAGCTCTGAACCGCCGACAGCTCAATAGGTTCTCCGTCAGAATGCACCTTCTTCGAATGTGAGTATATGTTGGAAACAAGAGCACCTCGCTCGATCTCGATTCGGTTATCTCGCCAGAATGCAAACGCCTTCCTTGCGTCCGGATCGTTATCGCCTCTTGATTTTCGTAACTCGATGTATTCCTCGACTAGATCCATTCTTGCGGGAGGATGAATCATCTTGCGATAGCGCCGCCCGTTCCAGCTTGGCTTCAGTTTGCGATCAGTGTATTTGTATGCGTTGCACTTGCGATTAAGCGTTGTGCATAGATACACGCGAGCAATGCGCTCTGCGGACGAACCCATGCCTGCAATGTCTTCCTCGATTATGTTTTCAATCTTCGCGATCTGCTCATCGGAACGCGCCGAGTCCTTGTCTTCCACGTCATCTATCACAGCAACCGTCGGTCGATGCGAACGAAACTTGAAGCCACGCAATCGCCCCTCGATGCCGACCGCGCCCATTACCTGCCCGCACGATACTGGCTTGATTCCTTTTGGCCATAGTGGCAATTGTTCGATTGATATGTTCGGCAATGCGAAATGCTTCACACCCAAGTACATACTTGCAGTGGAACTCCAATCTCCGGAAAGTCGTCGATGAATCGTTCGCTCGCCAATATTCGTTCGCGAAGCGCCCTCAGCTCATCGGACGATGAATCTTGATTCTTGCCAATAATGACAGGAAACGATGATAACCCGGAAAGCATTAAACAGAACGCTCCATCCATCGCAAGCGTAGTCTTGCCTTCGCCTCGACTCGCTGCTATCGCCTGATCGCCACCATACAGTGCCGCACGCCATATCGACTTGAGGATGTCGCTTCTGTCTTCTGTGAACGGCTCAAAGTACGTTTGGTGAAAGTATGTCGTCAGAAGCAATTCTGGATCTAGCAGGCATGCGTTGCGTAGCGCTACATTCTTTGGAGCCGGAATGACAATCTCGCGACCAGTCGCACGCTGCTTTGCCTTACGATCGCGATCATAGGACTTCTCGTCGAACCGCGTCGGCTGACTTTGCGGTGATGCTTTCATCGCCGCTATCGCCGCCGATTGCTTCTCTGGAGACAATTTCGATAAGATCTTGCTCAATCCCGAGGTCGGCAGCGATTGCATCCAATCTATGGTTTCGCTCTGAAATGACAACATCTACAACCTTATGCTCGTCTTCCTGGTTTTGCTTCTCCGCGGCCATTAAAGCCTTTGCCGCTGATGTCTTTTCTCGATGGCTTGCTTTATCCGAGGCGAGTATTTTCAACAATGCATTGACGATTCCTGCTCGATTCTTTACTGATATCGGCCATCGTTGTTCCACTGCTCTTGCCATCATTCTAGTGTCACGAATCGGCATTTACTAAAGCGTCCGGGTCGGAGTTGCACCGCCCTCTACCGGCTGGGAGCCGGTCGTGTCGCTGTCTACACTTCGGACGCGAGGCTTGCCAAGGTACATTCCTGCACCTCGACGCTGGATCTCGCTAAATGGAATGATCGGAACGGTTAGCCTTTCGCGTGCTGTCGGGTCGATGAAGTAGATGTAGCGAAGCTGGAAGCCCTTTAATGGTTGCCACCCTGCTTCTTTATATTGCTTCATTGACGAGGCGCCTGTCTCTAAAATATGCTTGCCTTTGGTGGTGGTGGTTCGCGAAATGATTTCCTTGGCTTGCTGCTGCTGCTGCTTGCTGCGTCCGTCCGTCAGCGATGTTCGGCTAAATGTTTCACTTGTGGGTGCTTGCCATATCTGATTGTTTTCTTTTATCCCAGTAAGCATAAACCCGCTTGCTCTGTATATCGTACCGTCGCCGCATTGCGTGCCGTCCGCAAATGATACAACCCATTTGATATGTGGATAGGTCTTTCGTATCCAACGCATCGCATAGCCAATGCAACGGCTTTCACCCATCGAAGGCAACCAGTCGGCAAACGCCATCCGGTTTAATTCGATGAACTCGTTCCATAACGTGCCCTGTACCAATCCCAGCATTTTACGTTTATCCAGCGATGGCCCGAACTGCATTGCACCGCCGCACTTGCCATCTAAAAAAACGCCAAGATGAAGCTGCGAATTATTGACAACCTTGCCGCTGTAATGCAACGACTTGATTACCTTAGTCGCATCCTTTGCCGATATCGGCTTGACTATCAACCGCTTAGCTTCACCCATTGAACGCCTCGCATATCGCCGCTAGTGCATTGCCGTTGCTGTTCTCGTTCACAATCGACTCACCGCCGCCGCCTTGTTTTGCTTTCTTGATCGCCGCCTCAATTGCCTCGTGCTGCGAATCGTGCAGCGTAAACGTCATTTGTCGAAACGGCTCCCGGTCACCGTCCGCTAGTTCGGGAGCGTCTATTTCGTCCGCGTCAAATACATCGAGTAATTTCGCCAGTTCATCCTCATCAAAACCAGCCAGCTCAAGCAGCTCCTCGTCATCCGTTACCAGCCCTTGCAGCGTCGCGGCCAGAATGTCGTTATCCCATTCTGCGAGTTCCGCTGTCCGATTGTCCGCGATCGCGTAAGCCGTCGCTTCGCTGCCCTTCAGGTC